AATTTAAATATTCTATATTATGAAATTTATTATACATGCCCAGATATACCGGCAAATTATAAATTAAGCTTGGAACATTGAAGGAAATGGCTTCTCTTATAACAAGAGGGCTTGTTTCCTTATTATTATCTGATCCTCTTGAGGTAAATAGAAAAAGATCTGCTGCTTGGTAAAAATTTTCAACATCTTTTCTTTCATTCCACCAAGTACAATTACTTGGCCACTCTTTCATCAAAGGCTCCCAATAAAATCTAAAGTTATCAGCTTGATTTCCAATAAAGTGAAATTGGATCGGGTAATTTAAAAGACTTTTTGCATACTCTATAATTTCTGCTTGATTTTTTCTTGGGGTAAAAAGACCAACGTTAACAACGTGTTTTTTAGATGGATCTAGTCCTAATACTTTTAAAGCCTCTTCTCTTGACTTTCTGATTTTTATTGAAATCGGATATTCGTGAACCTCCGAAGATATTTTTAAAGATTCTACATTTCTTTTTTGAAATTCACTTACAAATGTAAATTTATCTGGGAAAAACCTTTTTGAAGATGGATCAAAGCTGCTATCGTGAGAAGTTTCAACTATAGTATATTTTCTTTCTTTAGAATATATTTTTTCAGCCAAACCATTATCCATAAAATATTCTGGCATCTCTTCAAGATGCAAAACATCTGGATTTATTTGATTTATGATTTTTAATAAATCATTTTTATCTTCTCTTAAAGTAAAAAATTTATCTTTTAGCAAATCGATGATTTGATTTTTTTGTACTACAAACCCACCGTGATCAGCATATTCAACGCAATATATTTCACATTCTTTTTTTAATATCTGTATTTTCTTTAAAAGAAATTGTGGCAATCCACCTGTTGAAAGGTGAGGGGCTATGTAAAGAATTTTCATTTTTACGAGGTAGTAATAGATATCTCATAAGATTGTGCTGTTCCCTCAGAATTTGTCAATATAAATCTATAGTATTCGGTAGAATTATCCACCTGCGTTAAGCTATAACTTAAGTCAGAGCTTAAAAATATGTCATAAGCGGTACTCCCGTTCCACTTATACCAACCTCCGGTTGCGTTTGGCTGACCATCATTTACGCTAGACACCGCTAATGTAAATGAATCACCATTCCCAATATTAAAGTTTTCTTCATTATAAGTTACTGTTGACCCATTAACAGAAACACTTCCAACAGTTGGGGCAAACTCTACTGTTAATGTTGCGGTGGTAGATGTGTCTGGAGTAGTACCAGATACCCCAGAGACAATACAGTAATAAGTTTTGCCGTTATCTGAAGAAGCGGTCGTAAATGTATAAGAGGGATTAGTGGCGCCAGATATCGCACTGCCATTTTCGTACCATTGATAAGAAAGACTTGGGCCACCCGCAGCAGTAACACTAAAAGTAACAGAAACTCCAGCGTTTACGGTTTGAGTATCTGGATCGTCTGTTATTATTGGATTCATATATACTGTGACAACATTTGAATCATCAAATCCACCTGCATTAGTTGCTCTTACATAATAATTTCCGTGTGTAGAGTTGCTCATTGTGAATGTATAATTAGAATTTGTAGCTCCACTAATTAAGCCCGCTGGTCCATACCATTGATATGTTACATTGGTTCCTTGTGATAATGAGGAACTTAATTCAACGGCATTTGTATTATTATATATATATTGAGTGCTGCTGATAGTTACAATTGGCGCAATTATAGAAATTGTAATTTCATTTGAATCGTCAAAGCCGCCACCGTTAGTTGCCCTAACTTTATATGTTCCAGTGTTTAAACTCGAAATTGCAAAATTATAAGTTGAGCTTGTAGCTCCAGAAATAATATTGTTATTTCTATACCACTGATACGTTACATTCGTTCCTTGACTTAAGCTGCTTGAAAACTGAACAGTATCTGTTTCATTAAACTGTGTTTGGTTATTAAATGAAGAAATTGTTACAATTGGTGGAATTATAGTTAATGTTGCTCCAGACGATGTAACTCCAACAGCATCATGCGTACTTGTAACTTTGCAAGTATATGTTCCAGCCGTTGACGAAGTTAAAGAAAATTGACCAGAAGCTGGATAAGAAGAACTTGTTGCTCCAGATATTATATTTCCATTTTTGTACCACTGATAAGATAAAGTGGGACTTCCTCCAGCAACAACGCTTAACGACATTCCATCGGTTTCATTGAAACTGCCTCCAATTGGATTTGTTATAATATATGGTTTTATCTTTGTGCTTACAGAATTACTATCAACCGAAGATCCACCATAACTTACTCTACAAAAATAAGTATCTGTATCATTTGCTGTAGTTAAAGCTCCCGTTGTATAAGTCGTTGATGTGGCTCCAGATATTATACTGCTATTTTTATACCATTGATAAGTTGGAGTTCCAAGAGCCGTAGCAGCTATAGAAAACGTTGCAGACGTATTATTAACTACAATTTGATTTGTTGGCTGTGTCGTTATAGTTATTCCTACAAACCCTCTTCTTCTAAAAAGTGTAGAAAGATCAGTTCCATTTACTTTAAAACCCGTATTAAAACTCGGCCTATCTTCTGAGCTTGTTGACGCATGGAAATAACCAGTTAAATCAATAGAACCTACTTTGAATTTAGTTTGCGTTCCGTAAGAAGTCCCACCATCAAGGTCTTCAAATATTCCGCTTAAATCAATATTAGTCGCTCCACTAACGCAAATAAATTTAGTTTCAGTTGGCATCTTTTAGCTTCTTTTTGAGTTCTTTAACTTCAGCAGAAAGCTCTTTGACGGCGTTTATCAGAATAACGGTAAGCTTAGAATAGTCGAGACCTTCGGCTTCGTTTTTATCGTTATGTTTAACGATAACCGGCAAGACTTTATCAACTTCTTCTGCAATAAGACCAATGTCTTGTTGCTTTGTACCTTTTCGCTTAAATGACACCGGCTTAAGTTTATCTATAGTTTCAATACCAGAATTTAATTGTTTGATATCGGTTTTAAATTTTTTAGAGGATGATGTGGTGAAAGAATCGGCAGTAATATCTCCGCTAGAGGAAATTGTTATTTTTGTATTGTTAGAGCCATCTTTCACTAAAATTTTAGATGGTCCGCTATCATCTGCAATCAATGAAATTCGATTATAATTATCATTGTCTCTAACATAAAGCGTTCCATCTGTTCCAAAACTATCTATAGAGCCACCAACTCTAATTTGATTAACTACAGTTAATATTCCATGTCCACCATCTTGACCCGCTTCTTCTGGATCTTCTCCTGGATCATCTCCAATTATTATTTCTCCATCTCGTTTTATTATCATTCTGCGCATACCTACTTCAGAATATTTTGGTGGAGAAAAGCTAGAATTGTCATTCTGCTTTAATTCAGTTGGACTATTTGTTTGGTGAGTTCTAAATTCTATAACTCCATCTCTTGCTCCGCTATAGCCAGTTTTCCACCCAGCAGTTATTATAACTGTTCCTTTTCCTGTTGAAGCAAAATCAGTTGCCACCATATCTATTTGAGATCCATATTGATTTCCATTATTAGATCCTGAATTTATGGTTAAAATTGAAGTATTGGTATTTTGAGATATGCCAAATCCACTTTGAAGCACTAATCCAGCAGATATGCTTGTTTGAGCCGTTGATCCTACTTTTGCTACCAAACTTCCATTTACTGATAAATCTGCTCCGTCCCACCTTAAATATCTTGTATTATTTCCAATAAAAAATTCATATGCTGATCCAGTGTTTCCAAGAAAAAACCCACTTCCACTACCCCAACCACTGCTCGTATAGGTTAATCCAGCGGATATTATACTGCCGCTAGTACCAATTACTAATCCACTACTATCTATTTTTACTGCATTTACATTGCTTCCAAAATGTCCAACTGAGCTTCTTATTGTGCCAAGAACAGTACAGTCTTGAAAATCAGCCTGCCCATTACCGACAATTCTGAAACCTTGAAGTGTTTGAGAAACTCCACTTGTTGTCCAATTCGCAGAATCTCCAGCAAATGTTGCTCCAGAAGTATGCGTTACTGTAGCTTTATATACTGTATATGTTCCATCATTTCCTAAAACTTTAACTTTAGACTGGTCTGATGGTTGTGTCCTTTCTCCATCTTTGACATATTGCTTTCCACTAGTCCACGTTTCAACGAAATTTGCTGATTGTATATAAGATTGAGAATTTGGAAGCTCAATTACCTGAGAAGATAAAAAGCCAGAAGTTATTTTTCCAGCATCAAGAGTTTGAATCAAAGCGTCGGTTATTCTAACTTGCCCAGCATAACTAGCAGTCATTGATACGCTTGAAACGCTTGGACTTGTAATTTGAGACAAAAAATAAGTTGAACCAGATTGTCCTATTGTTCCACTTAATAAAGTTTTAATAACTGTATTTGCAGCAACTCCCGTCCCAGTTAAATTGGTTCCTAATTTTAATGTACCAGATGCATTACTATTTAATGTTAAAACTGATCCAGTTATAGATCCAGTGAAAGTAACGGCTGGACTACTAGCATCTACCGTAAATGGAACTTCATCGCTTGAACCGTTCCAAATTTGAAATTTACTGGCAACTACAGCAAATTCATCTGTGGCAGTGTTGCCATTTATGTCAGAAACTCTAATAAATCCACTTACTTTATTGCTTCCATCTAAGGTAAGTATTGGAGCAAATGCACTAACCCAAGTTCCAGATGAACTGCGCCTATAGGTTCTATAATTATTATCGGTTTCGTACCAAATATCTCCCTCTAAAAATTGAGGATCTGCTGTTATAGTTATTTTTGATCCAGCTGAACCGACATTTTGACTATTATTTATGGTATATGTTCCTGCTCCGCCAGATCCAGTACCAAATGCAGTCACAACAGTTCCAGCGCTTATTCCGGTTCCAGTTAAAATACTTCCAACCCTTATTGGAACTCCACCAGTATTTGAAATTGCATCAGCGTATAATGTTGTGGCCGCTATATATCCTTGAAACTGACTTGCTACTGGAGTATCGGCTTGATAAAAAATTTTATTTCTTCCATTTGCGCTTGCTTGCGCGCCAGACGCGCTAATGTTTGCAGCGTTAGCAGTAGTTCTAGCATAATCTGCAACACCCCAAACATTTTCATTTGTTGTGGCGTTAATGAATATTCCCCTCAATCCTCCCCCACTATTCGCCATATTACCTTTGGTAACGCGCTTAGTTCTTTTAGTGGAGTTTTGAAAAAATATAAACTGGTCTTTATCGTCTAAGATATTGACCTCTTGTAAGTCATCTATTCTTCTGCTTCCTGTGGACATATATATTATTTACATTAAAGATTGATTGCTTCGGTGATATATCCCGCTGTTGCTACTGGGGCAGCGTAAGAGCCTGACATTAAAATTCCAGTAGATTCATTAACCTCAAAAGACCAAGAAGTTGAAATTACTGAACGATCCCCAATACTTGATCCTATTGAGTAAGAATCTAATCTGGCGTTTTGAACTTTTACTCCAAATTTTTTAACATTAGCCTGATTTGAAAAAACAATATCAAATAAATATCCGCTAATAGAAACATCTTCTTGTTTAAATGTTGTGGCTAAATTTTCTGCGGTAAAAGAATCAACTAAAGAATCAATGCTTAAAGTGGCCATTACAGGCTTCTGAACTTTTCTATGAAATGGGTAATTATTCCCAAATCCATAAAGAGCCTTTCTTTCTATTGGGACTGATATTGACAAAGATTGAAAATTATCAAAATCAAAACCCAACTTTACTGCGTTTGAAGCTTCGGCAGTTGCTGTTATCTGACACTTTCCATGTGGACAGCCGCCAGCAAAAAGACCGCTATAACCTGTCATGTACCTTAAATTTCTTGAAGAGTCTAAGATTCCAATTGATTGGTTACTTGTCACCTCTGTTCCAGACCCAGTAACAAATAACGCTGGATTTTCAAAAGTTGCAGCGCTTACTTGAGATATTTCCGCATTAGCTCCAACAAAAGACATTGAAACTGTAGCTAAACTATTTAAACCTATACTTAATTCGTAATTATTTAAATAAACATTACCTATGCTTAATACATTATGACCATTAAAACTTGTATTAGCGTTAAGATCTTTGCCGTTATCTTGAGCAATTACAACATAAAAATTTCTATCTTGGTTTGATGTGAATATTCCAGAGAATGGATTTTTATAACCATCGGTTGTTATGCCCACATCCATACCTACAAACTTTTCATTCCACCCTCTGTTTAAATAATACTCTAGATTAAAATCAACATCTGGAGCCAATTGAGTATGTCTTATTGCAAAATTTCCAGTTCCAAGTTGTTTTAGTGGCGTGCGCTCAACATCAAAAGAAAATCCATATGATTGAATGAAATCTAATTTAGCGACACCAGATGCATTGCCCGGCGTTTGCATGGCTCCGCTAGGTCCAGCAAATATCGCCTCCATTTCATAAGATATATATTGTCTAGGCATTAGTAAGTCCTCCTTACTCCTAATGGGTCTTCTATCATGGTAACCGATATATCATTTACATTTTTATAAACAAATGTATGCTCCCACTGCGGCGCGTAAAAATATTTATTCTGATTATATATCTTTGGAAATCTATATTGAAATTTTCTATATCCTTGTTTGTTTATTAAAAAATGCAAAATACAACGAGCCTCGGCATCGCTAACCCCTTTAAAATCAATTTTGAATTGCCTTAGTACATTTGCGTGCAAACCAAAATTAGTTCTTTTGGTAAAAGAATACGGTAATTCCGTTTTTATGACTGAAGTTTCTTTCGAAACTTGGGTTGAGTATGTTGGCTGAAATTCAAATTCGCGAGTCCATTTGTCGGTGTTTGGAATCGTGTTGGACGCAGCTATAGACGAAGATGTAAAAGTTGATCCCGTGCAATAATAAAAAGATTCGTAAAGATGTCCGGTGTTACTTGGGTAAGTAGAATTTCCAGTATAACGAACAACATCATATTTTGAATAACTTGTAGCTGAAGCCCAATCACCTTTTACATTTGACCCCGTTATTAATAAATTATTCCAATTTAATAAAGTGGATATTTGATCGGTGCTTACGCTAACTGTTATATTGTACAAATCATTTTCGCTATAACTGTTATCAATATTATTAACAAAACAATTAAATGGCTTATAAATTTGAGCCGCGTCAGTATACTGAAAAAACCCTGTGCCATGCAAGCTTTCGAAAAACCCAAGAATTTGTCTCGCTTGTTCTTGCTTACGGTTTTCAAATGGCATTGATATTTGCATTTGCAAATGATTAAGGCCCTTTGGCATTGTATAAAAATAATTATCAACAGTTGTGTATTCTGTTAATTCCGACGAAAAAGAAACTTGCATTCCATACGAAGGAGTAAATGTGAACGACGATGGAATCGTTCCTGTAACATTTTGATCTCTATCGTATAAAAATGACATTATAAAAATCCTTGATAATTAAGAGTCATTATGGCATCATCTGTTGCGCTTGTATTTATTGACTCTCCAATAAGTTCCATATTTGACATCGTGAATGTTCCTAGCGAGCCTATCTGTATATTAATATTTTTTTTATTAGAGTCTATAACGAAATCAAAAGCTCTTTTAGATTGATAATCGTCAACAGCTATTGAAAATTGAGCAGTAACTTTATAAGGTCTTGTAGTTACAACATCAATCAGTCTATTTCCACTTGCTCCGTAAAATGGTTGTCTATTGCATTCAACGTTATAGGTAAATGATTCGACGCGATTTGTTCCTGTTCCATCGCACTGAACCAAAATATCTGCTGGTCTAACTAGAGCTAATGTTCCGGTTTGATTATTTGTTGTAGAAATTAAACCTGTGCCTACATTGCCGAAAACAGAAAAATCAGCGTTTAAATTTGGGAAATTTCCAACCGAGCAAGACACTGAATAAGAATTTAAATAACCAGAATGAAAACCAAAATTTGTATTTCTAGAATTATAAAATAAACCGCCACTTACTCCGAAAGTTCCCGTCATTCCTGTGATAAAGTCATTAGGAGAAAGGTACTTTTGTATACTTAAATTAGATTGCGGTGGACCAGATGTGAATGTTCTGAACTTATTGTAGCCTATTACGTTTAAATGGTCAATCGGCAGCGAATACCCAAAGTTAACATCAGCGACTCCAAAAAGTTTGTAGCCACTGAGAAAAACTTCAACATCGTAGTTCGCTGTTGATAGTTTAGCCATTATCTAGTTCTGAGTGTCCCCCCTAAACGCTTTTCCTCGTTTAAGGTTTCTAACACTACAGCCTTTATCCTTTCTGACATTTTCTTGTAGTCTACGCCGCCTTGATTTGAATTACCTTGAGTCTCTGACTGAGAGTTTTGTCCAGTGACATTAATGCTAATGTTGACATCTCCCATCATTTTAGCATTATTTTCTGTAGTTGTGGTTGGAGCGGAAGGCATGACTTCGCCACCGTCTGCAAATCTTGGAGCGCGACCTTGATTCATTGATTCAAGCATTCTCTTACCGTATTTTGATGTAGCGCCGCGATTCATTATGTATTCGCCGCTCATTAATAGCGCAGGAATATCATCAGTTGGACCTCCTGCTGCATAACGACGAATCATTCCTCCGTAAGCACCTCTGACAACTACAGGAGATAGCATGTTGCTACCAGGAATAAATTTACCTTCTCCTGCCCCTACTTGTCCCATTTTAACTGCTTTTCCTACGCCGTAACTTATAGCTGCGCTTGCGACAGTTGATATTAATTGACGAGTCAAAGCTTTCTTTTCTTGCTTTTCTCTTTCTTTTTGCTGCCTTTCAAAATCAGATTTATTTTTTAATATATCAAGAGCTTGCCCTTGAGCGCCGCGAACTTCCTGACTGATTGTATCGTCTCCCAACAAAGCGTATCTTGATAATCTTTGACTTTGATCTTCAAGATTAATAAACGCAGAACTTGCTCCTCCTCTTAAAATATCAGTCGCTCCACTTGTTGTGGTTTGACTTGCAAAAGCTCTTAAAGCGTCTTCTCCAGAAATTGCTCCTGCTCCCCGAGTTCCAGGAATAAACATTCCTCCATTATTCATTTTGGCAAGATTAGCGGCACCATATTTTTCTACCGCTGATTTTCTCATAACAAATTCTCCTCCGGTAAGAAGCGCAGGAACGTCATCTTTATATCCACTACCACCCGTGATAAGACCACCAGATGCCCTTTTTTGAAAAAGAGCTAGAGAAATATTATCAGCCGCATTTTGCATAAATGCTCCTTGCAATGATTTTAAAAATCCAGTAGCTACACCTCTTAAAGCAGAACCAAGATCATCTGTTTGAGATATTGCTGCTGTCATTGCGTCTCTCATTCCATCTCTGAACAAAGTAACTGTTTCTTTGCCTAATTTATTTTGAAAAGCATCGGTTTGAACCACAAGTTCATCAGTAGCGGCTTTCATTCCCATTTGAAATGGACTTTCGGCTTCTTTGACCGCTAAGTCAGCAGCTACTCTTTGAATAGCGATTCTATTCTCCATTTGAGCAATTAAATATCCTTCAGCTTCGGTTCTTCTATTTACTGCATCAGTTGCGTCGGTTTCTGCTTGAGTTACTAAACTGTTGGCTGTGTGCAATAATCTTTGTTGAGCCAAGGTTTCTGTTGTTGACTCCGCAGCCTCACGGTACGCCTCAGAGACTTCTTCAATACTTCTAGCTTGAGAGAGTTTTAAAGCTATAGATCTTTTTTCTTCGTCTGATAAATTAGTAAGTGCATTTAATGCAGTTTCCGCTGTACTTCTATATTTTTCTAAAATATTATTTTGATCTGCCGTTGCTTTTTCTGAGAGTTTACTGCGTTCAGAAGTTTCAAATTGATTAAATTTTGCCATTGCCAATTGCGCTCTGTCTGCTCTTGTTTGAGGGCGACCGGCTTGAGTTGCTTCTATTGCAGAAACTTCGGATTCGGCTTTAAGATTTTTAATTTCAGCTGCGGCCTGTTTTATAGCATTTACTCTTTCACGGTCCATTGATGCTATTTTTGTCTGCACATTGAAAACACTTTGTAGTGCAGATCTCTGTATTTCGGTATACTTGGTTTGTTCGGCTAAAAATTTTCTAGCAGCTTCTTGTGTTGTTAAGCTGTTTTGTTCGATAGCATTTTTTGTCTTGGCGTTTGTTATTGCTGTTTGAGATCCAGCAGCCGCCTTTATTGAAAGAGCTTGAATTTCTTTTTCTATTGAAAGGAAATCTCCAGAAGCTCTAGCTTTTTCAAGAAGAGCGTTTAACGCTTGTTCATCTACAGTAGCCAAAGCTCCTTTTTGTGACAATTCTTTTATCAGATCTTGAATACCTTGCGCCTTTACTGTTCTTATTCTGCCTTGAAATTCTGCTTCTTTTAACGATTGGTCGATTGCAAACTTTTGTAATTCAGTCAATTTTTCTTGATTTTTTAAAGCATTGCCTTGAGCTATGGCTCTCTCCATGAAAGCTTTATTTTCACCTTCACTAAAAGCCAAAGAAATTTCATTTAGTTTAGTAACTAAAGCTACTCTCTTATTAATTTCTTCAGCTTCTTTTTGTGCATTTTTAGCAGCTTCGTCAGCGGCGTCTTTTCTCTTTTTTTCTTCATCGTTAATCTCTTTTAGTTTTTTTCTAATTACATCGTATTCCGCATTTGTTTGATCATCTTGACCTCCCTGTTTAAATATTCTGCTGCGGAGAACCGCCGCTCTATCTTCTATAACCTTTTTATCACCAGTCTTAATAAAATTTTGCGCTGTTGCTTGCCCAGCGGCTTTTGCCTCTTTGTTTTCCAAACGGTCCATTGCTATGGATTCCAGCGAATCAATTACAGCTCCCCCTACTGCCGTTGCAATTGCAATTTGTGGTGCTGCCGCTCCTATCCCTCCAATAAGTCCTCTTACTCCCTTCGCTCCAACCATACCTTTTGTCATGTCCTTTATCTGACCACCCAATAAGGCTCCAGTTGCGGCTCCTTGAGCGGCTTTACTAGCCGTCGAAAGAACATCTCCGAAAAGTCTTACTCCTCCAGTTGTGTTTTTAAATGTCTGCTCTAAACCTGCATTTATTGTCATTAACGCACCAGTTGCATAAAATAATTTATCAAGGCCAGATGATGCTTGCTGTGTTTTTTCGCTTAAGTCTTCAGTTTGTTTTGCTAATTCACTAGTTTTTTGAGTAGCTTTTTCAAAAGAAACAGTAAGTGATCCTCCAGCAGCTTTAGTAGCCAATTCAAGTTCTTGCTGCTCTGCTCTTGCTTTAGCTCTTGCAATATCAGACGGAGAATCTGGTCTTCCTCTACTAGCGAAGTTAGGTATTTTACCATTTGGTTCGTCCCTTGTGTTTATAACTGCAAGACCATCTGGATTTCCTGCATTTCTCAGTCTACCATCTTGAGTAATACGAATGCTACTGGGGTTTACTCCTGCTGCTATTTCTCTATCTATAGCATCTTTTAATGGATCTTGTGCAAAATTTGGTACATATCCAAGAGCGGCTCTTTTTACCGGAGAGGTTAATCCAAGAGCCTTAGCGGATGGATTATTCGTAATTCCAAATTTTGATTCGTATTTTTGACTTAAATATGTTTCAACATCATTTTTCGAATTGAAAGTTTGACCGTCAACAGTATAAGCATTTCCAATTTTTTGCACAAATGGCCGAGCTATCCCCCTTTCTATCGCTATTTCTCTTGTAATTTTTCTTGTAGATGTTGCGGCTCTTCCTTCTTGTGTAACTTGATATATTTTTTTAGCAACGCTGTCCATTAATTTTGGCGTTTTGTTTCCTTTAACTTCTAAAAATTTAACTGCATTTGCTATACCTAATGAATCTTTAATATTAGGATTATTAGAGATATCTAAGTCGAATGCTGAAGTAGTTGATTGTTCTGCATAATCATCAAATCTTTTATCGCCTAACAAAGATCCAATACTGGCCTCGAAAACAGTGTTCGCAAAAGATTGCAAAGAACCAGGATTAAATGTTGCGGCTAATTTACCTTGAACCAAATCACTTGGCAAATCCCTTGTCATTGATCTAGCAATATTAACCGCTAAATTTTTTCCAGTCTCACTGAGAGCTTCTTTTGCTTTTGCTATTTGAGATACACTTTGACTAGGAACTCCATAAATATCAAAGGCTATTGGCTCTCCTCCTTGCGCCGCGCTTTGAGAAACTTCAAGTTGGTTATCTTTTCCTTTTTTAACGTATTTTACAGTGTTCTGTAAAAAGCCCTTTTCTCCAAGAGCCTTTTCTCCAACCAGTGCCGCATAATCACCCATAGCCGCAAAATTTGGGATATATCCTCCTGCCGCAGAAATCTTTTTTGCTCCTGGAGGTAAGCCATAAGCTCTTGCCATATCTCTGTTAAATATAGCGGAACCTCCATTAGCAAAATTTGGTACAATGTATTCGCTAGTATTAGCGATCATTGTGCCGCGTTTGCCACCACCAAATGCAAAATTTGGGATTGAAACTACTTTAGAAGATGCAGTTGCTCCTCCAACTCCGCGACGAACATCAGCGGCTTCTTGAGCAGGAAGGTAGCCACCTGCGCCACGTTTTTGAACTCGTCCAGTAGTAGCGCTAAGACCGCCCGCCATTAATGCTGGGGTTACTGAAGAAGCGATACTTTGAACTTGTTGTAAAGCCGCAAGTTGTCTATTGTAAACTCCAAGTAAATACTCTTCCTGTTTTGCGCGATTACCGCTTAAGGCAAGAATACTTGCCATTATTTGTTGGTCTTGTATTAAAGTATTAACAACGGCTTGCTCAAGAGCTTGACGCTCTCTAACTTGTTGATTAATTCCTAAAATTGTTTTTAAAGATTCAAGTCCAAATTGAGCAACATCTTTTGTAAGTTTTATAAAAATTGCTCCAAGGATTGGTAATCCAATAGTAAAAAATACATCGGAAATTCCTTTAACTAAACCTTTAGCAATATTACCGCCAAGACTTTCAGAATCTAAAAGTTTATTAAAGCCGCTTATTAAATCATTGACAAATGAAAGTAAGCTACTTAGGCTTTCTGTGACTCCTATTTCAGCAAGCTTGTTAAAAAGCTGAGTTACTGAAACTGTTGCGTTATTAATCTGAGCTGCAAGAGTTTTATTCAGTTCTATTTGTCTTTCGTAAGCTTGATTACTAGCTCCAGCAGAAACTCCAACTGCTTGTGCGAATTTACTATTCGCGTCGTTCAAATCATTAAGCAAAGCTGACAATATGTTAATATTATATTTGCTCGCTACAGCTTCTAAAATCTGAACTCTTTCTCCACCGGAAAGCCCTTCAAGCTTTTGAGATAATTCTTGCAAAAGAGGAATTGCACCTTTTAATTCTCCTTGGGCATTTAAGGATTCTACACCAATGTCTCTTAAAGCTTGAACTGTTTCATCGCTTCTTATTCTAGTAAAAATTGTTTTTAAAGCGTTACCTATAACTGCGCCACCGCGAGCGGTTCTTTCCTGAGCTACAGTAATAGCTGCGTTTAATTGGTCAAAATTAACGCCAACTTCCTGCGCGATTGATCCCGCGCGCGCGAGACCGTTAGCAAGATCTTCTGCCGAAACAGCAAATTTAGTGTCAACCGCGACGAGTTTGTTGATGATTTGAGCGGTTGTGATTCCAGTTTCAGAAAATGAATTTGCAGCGGCAGTTAAAACGTCAACGGCTTCCGCTGCATTTAGACTCGTAAATCTAGTTAAAGTGAGAGCGTCATTTGTTCTTTTTAAAGTCTCTTCGACACTTAAGCCTTGACGAGAAAACTCAAGCGCTGCTTGGGCGGCTGTTTTAAAACTTTGTCCAGTATTTTTACCAACATCGAAAACAGCATCTCCAAATTTTGACAATTCATCGCCACTTTTGCCACTTATTGCTGCAATATCTGCTAAAGTTTTTTGGACTTCAATACCAGTTTTTACAAGACTTGCAAAAGCATTCTGCACTCCATTAATAATTCCTACTGAAGCTCCGAACGCTAAAACACGGGCATTTGAAGCGGCAATTGACTTTTCAAACTCTGTTGCTAATCCGCTTACGCGACCAAGAGGTTGAGCTAAATTTTTAAATGCCGTTGGATCAATATTGACAGGAACATTGATCTGGCCAACATTTTTAACTCCTTGTTGAATAGAAGCTTCTAAGCCAGATTGAACTACTGGAAGTGATATGCCTTTAGCCATCCTTTAACCTTTTGAGATATTTACACTCAAAAAGTTACGCTTCACCGTGCAATTTCATAAGCTCGTCCATAGTCATGGTTTTTTTACCTTTCATGACTTCATTGATTGTTTTAGCTCCAGAAGTCTTCATTTCTTGCATTTCTTCTTTAGTTGCTCCAAATACAGCCTCTCCACTAGCTTTATCCTTATTTTTCTGCTTAGATTCTAAGTTTTTCTTTGCTTTTGTTTTGTCGGTATATTCAAATAACTTATCTGGATCTTTTTTTATTTCATCTGGTATGTTTTCTGTAGTTTCAAATATACTTTTAAATATTTTACCATAAATATTTACCCTAACTTGAAAATCAGTTAGTTGAACCATAGGTTTGCCCCAAAACTGGACTGGCTGATCTAAAACAAGATAGTATGGTTGAAAAAAATCTAATAACGCAATTTTTTGCAAATTATATTCTTTAAAATCATCCATATACTCATTAAAAAATAAAATATATTCGATAAGATCTTCATAGGTCATTTCCTCAAATTCTGCCTCTTTAAAAACCCGCTCTTTTAAATCTTCGTCTTTAAACAAGGATTCGTATATGATATAATCATTTGATCGATTACTCGCATACTCTTCGGCTGTTTTACCTAAAATTTCTTTTCTTTGCGAAATCTTTTTTGCGAGCTTTTGACGCTCTTCGTCAATTTGTTTGCTTATAGTTTCTATTTCAAGCTTGCGAACAAAATTCTTTTTAGTCAAAATTAAGCGGTCAATATAGTCCTTTAAAACATCAATTTCTTCTTCCTCTTTTTGTGACCAAAAACCATCTTCAACGGCTCTTTTAAAAGCCTCTTCTTCTGATAGAATACCAGAAGACAAAGCATATTCGTAAAATTCTTGAAACCTAAAATCAAAAAATGCTTTCTCGCTTATACCTAAATGTTTAATAAAAATAGGGCTACCCCTAAATTTTCTTTTGGAGTAGCCCTTTATGATTTCGTTAAACGATAGGAATAGTTTACTGTTCGTCAAACTTTCCTGTTTCGATGTCATTTTCTAATTTTTGGAAATCTTCGTGTTTGGCGTTTTTGCTGAAGAACCAGAAAGACATAAATGTGGCAAGTTTTCTGTAAGCTTTAGTATAAATTTCATCTTCATTTTCGTCCATTTGGTGCAACGACTCCAGCTTTTGCTCTGTACTGTTTCCTTTAAACATTGGCTCAATGTTTCCGTCTGGCATGATTTGAGTATGAGCCATGTGAAGACAAAACCAGCGAATAACATTATTTTGAGCAATGTTATCGGCGGTATTATCAAATAATGTTCTGTACAAAGATTCAACTTGAACCATCCTCATTCTTGTTGTTGTAATTCTATTAATTATCTCGGCTTCAATTTGTTTGTCATAATCAGTCTTTGAAGTAAGAAGCAATAATTCGTTTTGATATTGAGTAATTTTATTATAAAGAGTTACCAATTCTTTAGCGTCTTCTTCTGATAACATGCCACCAGTATCAGAATATTTTTTTGTTAACATTCCTTTTGTCAAAATGCCCTTCTTAATGCAATTTGACAACTCGACGCTAAATTGAAGTTCAGCATCTTCAAGGTTCTTGCGAGAAGGCTGCTTGATGATTACTCTAACAGGAACTTCTTCCTTTATTTTTTGTGTAACAGTAATCTTTTGACCGTTTTCTTCTTTAGTTTCGGTCTTTTCGACTTCTTTGTTTACCTTTACAATGTAGCTGAATAATTCTTTCATTGCTTAAATTTGTGGTAAAATTCAACTCTCACGACATCAAATTCAGAAGCCATTTTTCTAATGGACTCGTTGCCCATATCAAGAATTCGCTTTCTTAACCAAGCCATTTGAGCATCATCCAAATAATTAGCTTGTTTTACTACTGGCTTAAATGATTCTGGCGCAGAGGAATACAGCGTCGCAAATTGACGGTCATGTTCATGCTTTATGTCCTCAAGAACCTCCAGCATCCTTTTAAATAAATCAGATGTGTTTGTTCTTACCCTATCATTTAAATATTCTGAACCTGTCATACCTTTTACCTTACCATATAATAAATTAGATATAAAAAGTGT